GTTCGCGGGTCATAGCGTCCGCCCAGCCTCACAAAAATCGCGAGCAGCCACCTGGCCTGCTTCTCGGTCGGCTCGTGCCATATGGTGCGGCCAGCCATGTCATTAACGAAGGTGCGTTCCTTGTCATCGTGCAATCGCGCCTCATTGCGTTGGCAGAACAGCGCGATCTCATTCCAGCGCGGGCAGCCGTCGATATCGTAAAATTCGGGTGGCAATTGTTGTTCAGCGCGGCCCTCGGCCCGGCCTTTCTCGATGCCGCGTTCGTAGATGACCTTGGCGTCGGCATCGCTGTATTTGCGCTCCTCGATCGCGCCGTTGCAGCTCTCGATCACCACGGCGATGTCAGGGAAGGTGAGGCCTTCCGATTTGAAGAGCCGCTTCATTGCCGCCAAAGCAGCCATCGCCTCACCTTCGTGATCAGAGCCGAGCATGCAAAACAATTTGGCAATGCGCTTGGCTACTGGTTCATTCAATGTTGCTGTGCTCATCTCCAACAAATTCTGTGATGGCTGCACATACGGCAGCGCCAGTCGTCAGGATCTTCCGTGACCCGCGGCAACAGCTCGCCGGCGCGTGTCGCCTCGATCACCGCAACCGCGCGGTCGCTGGTGAGCTGTGCCAATTGCGCATCGAACGGCACCAGGAAGTGCAAGCGCTCACAAGTGTCGGCATTGACGACGCTGAACAGCGCCGGATTCGTGAGATCGAGATACGCCTGATAGATCAAGACTTGCGCGACGTAGACTTCATACAACCCGGTCAACCCGTCGCGTTCGATCGCCCGCCAGCCTTTGGCCTTCAGGCACTTGTGCTCCCAGAGGCAGGGATAGGCGAGCTCCGCCAGCCGTGGCCCGTCGACGATGATGCCGTCGGCATGCCCGCGGAATAGTCCGTCGGCAGCCTTGAACTCGAGCCGCTCTGTCGGGGCAAATACAAATCCGGCGGCGATTAGGTGCTGCCGCGTCACCTCTTCGAAAAAATGGCCGCGCGCAAAGATGTCCTTGATACGCACGGGAAACTCGGGGTCGCACATCCAGTCGTACTGCACCCTGCGCAAACATTCCGAGCCGATCGCGCTCGCGCCCAAATACTGCCGATAATTCTTGCGCGACGGCGCGGTGGCCTCGATCAGCTCATTGACTAGCCGGTTGATCGGCTGGTCCGACAGGTTGTTGCGACTGAAATCCAGCACGATGCTCACCTTTCACGCCGCAGATCGACACATCGCATGCCGTGCTGGCGCAGCATGCCCTTCAGCACCCAGCGCAGCGACCGGATCGGATCGACGCCGGGTAAGGGCTGCAGCGTCAGCACGAATTTGTCTTGCTCAAAAGGGAATGGCATTCCCGTCCGTCTCATCGAATTCTGGCTTGCTTGACTTGCGCAAGATCTTGCTCGGTCCTTGATCGAGCGCATGCTCGGCCTTGTTGATCAACTGCCACACCAGCAGCACAAAGCTAGCCATCGTATCCTTGGACCAGGCCGTGAGCGGCAGGGACCAATCGATCCCCGCCTGGTCGGCCAGTGCCGGCAAGATCGAGCGCACGACCGCAATATCACCGGGCGATGGCGAACAGTCCGTCATCCGCACGGCTTCCTCCTGGTCGAGCCCCTCCGCGATCGCCTGCTCGCAGCGGGTTGTGATCCAGCCAAAGATCCCAGCGGCGATGAACCACCCCCATTGCAGATCAGAGAGCCGCCCCACCGGCGTGTTCATCAATGGCGTGGAGTCGACCGCGATCTTACGTACTTCCGCGATGGCAGCGGCCGTCGCCTTGCGCTGCCATTCGTCTTCGCGTTTCGAAAGTTCGCCCATGACCATCAATCCTTCGCCCAGTCCGGCCGCGTAATGGCATTTGCCTGCGGGGCACTTGATGTCGTGAAGGACATACTGCTTTGCGCGCCAGCGCCGGAGAGTTGCTCGACCGGCTTCCACGCCCGCTGCTTCGGCGTCATTACCTCGGCGACTGTGTTCTTCGCCTCGTAGCCGTTCTGCGGCCCCCTCACGCCAAGGCGGGCAATGAAGCGCAGATTGTTGAAGTCGCCGAAGCCAGAGATCCGCCGCTTCGCTTGCGCCGCCTCACTCGTGTCGTCGGGACGGATGCCATGCGAGGACTCGAGAACAGCCCGCAAAAAGCGCTGGCTGATGTCGCCCGCATCTTTGTGCCCAGGCGTGTTGCCCTTCAAGGTCAGGCGCTGGAAGAGCTTCCGTCTGGCATGCTCGCCGTCGACGACGATGAATTCACAGTCGAGACCTTCACTGTTGCCGTCAGCGGATTTCTTCAGCCAACCGTCATCGCCAGCGCCACCGGCACGTATTGTCATTTGCAGTGTGACGATCGTGCCCGCAGGAATAACCTCGAACGTGCGCTGCTCGCCGGCACTATTGAAATCGAAATCATTAGTAGTCATCGTTTAGTCTCCGCTTGGTTTGCTCGTGGTGAGCTTGGTTAAAAGCTTGCCGAGATGCGGCGCCTCGATCTGTGCAAGGCGGCCGCTGCGATCTTTCGCCGGGTAAGTCCATTGATTTGGCGCGGTGCAGACAAAGCAACGCATCGGCGGCTTGCCGTCACCGAAATCGAGGAACTGATAGGTGATGATCTGGTCAACGATGCCGGGCAGTTCGCGGCCGGTCTTGCCGCCTTCGCATTGCAGCTGCCAGCTGCCACGATTGAATTCGTCGGTGACGAATTCGAGGATGCCGACGAACACGACGTTGATGCCGCGGGCATGCTGCAGTTGGTTCAGCCACAGCAGCATCTCACGCCCATGCAGCCCGTAGGCGCCGCGCAGATCCTTCCGCCCAGTGCGCTCCGAAAAGGCTTCGGGCTGCTGTTCGCTCCAGCGGAAACAGAGCCGGCCGATCGCCGTCAGGCTATCGACGAACAGCAAGTCGATGTGCTCGAGCCCTGGCAGCGCGCCACCGATCGCATCGTAGTGCGCTTGGCTATAGCAGCTCGTGGACGGGAAGCTCTTGTGCGGCCCGCCGATCCGGTAGGCCAGGTCGCGCGCGGTGGGCCAGTCATCGAGCTGCACGGTCGGGATCGCCAGGTCGAAGATGCTGAGATCGCCGGCCTCGACGTCAATGAACAGCACGCGCTCGAGATGAGAGACAGTGCGCAACAGGCTGGTCTTACCAACACCGGTCGGCCCGACGATCAGGATCTTGGCGCCGCGCTTCTCGCGCAGTCGCTCATCGGCAGAAATGATCTGCATATGAACGTCCTCCCTCAGGACTTGACCTGGCTGAGCAACAGCCGCGCTGCTTCGGTGTTCTGGCCGGCAAGCGCCTTCACGCCGCCGGCGGCGAAAACGGCGACCGCCTTGAGCAGATCGGCCAGGCGCTGCGCCGCGCCGGTGTCAAATTTCGCGACAGCACCAAGGGTGATGTCGGCGATCGTGCCGTAGATCTTGGCGACGTGTTCGTCGGCGCCTTCCTGGAACAGAAAGATCGGCACGTCGCCAAGCGCGCGCGCCTTTGCATAGAGCTCGCAGGGATCTTCTTCGCAGGCGTCGCTCACCAGGATCAGCGCACTGACTTTTTGGCGCGCATGTTCTTTAGCGGCGTGCGCCAAGACGCGTCCGATCTGGGTCTCGCCGGCGCGGCACATGATGTTGCTCATGATGCCGGTCAGCGACTTGGCGTCGTGCAGCCGGCGCGAGGTGACACACTCGTTGGCTCTGCGGTAGTAAACAAGCTGCACATCAAGTCTGCCGATGGCAGTGACGGCACTGAAGATCTCTGCCGTCAGCCGTGCGGCCATGTCCCACGTTGGCTGCCGAGATGCCGTGCCGTCGATCGCGAAGATCAACCGGCCGCGCACCGGGTCGACGCGCGCAAAAAATATATCAAGATGCGCGCGGCTCGGGACCGTGGGTCCAGTGTCTGGAGAAACAATGTTCGTCATGGTCAGATTCCTTCAGAAAGGAGTCGGCATCGCCGGCCAGTCGAAACCGGCCGACGACGCATAGGCTTTTCTCTAGGTGGTCAAGTTCATCTCGTGCTCGACGCGCACCGCGGCCGCGAGCAGTACATCCGGACCATAGGCGTGGCCGATGGCGTCGAGCTTGGCGGAGATGTCGTCGATCGCCTCGATCATCGCGACCGGCGCGACATAGCCGTTGCCGTTGCCATTGCCATTGGTGACACGGCCGGGAACGAGCGGAATCAGGCCGGCCTGAATGTCGGCGCGCTGCTCCCACCTCTTGGCCGCATAGCCGGCATAGGTCACGTTGACGCGGGCCAGCAGTGCGGACTGCTTCAACGTGAGCTGGTCCGGGCGGATCAAGCCCATATTCAGCCCGGCCGCCAGGAAGGAGCGGCCGTTCATGTCGAGGTGGTTATGGGCCAGGAACCGGCCGGTGACGACCACCGGGCCGCTGGACGAACATTCCAAGAAAGTGTATTTGGCCATTTTGTAAAATCTCCGTAATTGGCCTGTTGAAGTTGACGGGAGCCCTCGGGTCCAGCCGAGGGCATCTCCCGCCTTTCCGGCTAGTGACGCCGGAAACTGGTAGCCGGAAGGTTCACGGACTTCTGCGGCTTGAATGACTTGCTCTTTGATTTGGTTTTGCGCTTCGCCGGAACCTTGGCGCGCAGCTCGCTACCGAAGTCCGCGGACATCGCCTTGCGCATACCGTCGACGGTCAGCGATCAAGGAAATCGCGGACGACATCATCGTGTTGGGCTTTAGGGATGCGCCTGTAGAGGTCGGCGCCGTCGACTCGAGCGAAGAACTCCTCGAGTACCAGCTCACGGATGGTCTGTTGATCTTCGTCAGACCCCGATTGCCAGACCTCGGCGAGAGAGCGTTTCAACGCCGCCTTGGAGGCGGTCGAGACCTTGGTCGGCGGCTTCGGGTCTGACGTGACGGCATTGTTGAGATCGATGCCTGCGGGCACGTGGGCCGCATGGAACTGGTCATCACCGTGGCGATCGTCGGCATGACTCGCATCATGCTGACCGAGATCACCGGCTTGATCGGCATAGCCGTGGTCATCGCCGCCGACGTGCTGGTCGAGATCGTGATCGCTATCGGCGGAGGCATGGCCATGGTCCTTGCCGCCGACGGCCTGATCGTCGGAGTGATCAGCGCCATGACCTTCATCGCCCCGGTCGGGATCACCCACAAATTTGCAGTCGGGCCCGCGCTTCTGCGCCTTCTGGCGCGCGATGGCCTCGTTGACCTCGACGCAGGAGGGCTGGTCGCCGGCTTCGATGCGGCCGGCAATCTCCGCGACGGTCTCTTCGGGCGTCCCAGGGGCCGCCAGCGCATAGAGCGCCGTTATCGGCAAAGTTTGCCATTGTGAGAAAGATTCGCCGAACCGCTGGTAGAGGTTCACAAGCCGGTAGGCAGTCGCAACGCTGTAGCCCAGCCGATTTTGAACCCAGCCGGTGAACCCGCCTTCATCCCGGCGATAGCGGAAGAGATCGCGCGCCTGGGCGAGACGTTGAGCGATCTGCAGGCTGGCCTTGGCATGCAGCTGCTCGATCTCTCGCGCCAGTTTCTCAAGCTGCTCGGCGAAATCGTTGGTTTCCGGCTTGACGATCGTGGTGTTGATGTCGATATTCTCAGGCATCTGTTGTTCCTCCACCTTGGCCGGTTGGAGAACAGAAAAACCCGGGTGACGACCAAACTGGTCGGCCCGGGCGTTTTCTTTGCTTAGGTTGCTGTGAGCGGCGTGCGCGAGCGTGCCTTGCACCAGGCCAGGAGCCCGGCGCGTGAGTATAAAGGACGTCGGCCCCAAATTTCCTCCGGCTGAGGTCCCTCGCCCTGCGAGCACAGTTTATCGAGGGTGGAGCCGCTCATGGGCCGGCCTAGCACCTCGCGGATGTACTGGGCGGACTGATCGCGCGTGAGTAACGGCTCGTGTGGTTCGGCGGACTGTTGCATCTTCGCGGCTCCACTGAGTTTTGCTTGCCGCGAGCTTACCTATTCGAATTTATACGATGGCGATAATGGACATCTCCTCACCACGATTGATGGGAGGTGGTGTCCATACGCTCTATGAGCCGTTGGAGAAATTTTCCAAGAGCCATCCGCGTTGACGGCGCCAAGAGCGGCTGGCCGGTAGCGGTCTTAGCCAAGCGCTGCACTCCCGGCAGAAGCGCTTTCACAAATTCAAAGAATTGCCCTTCGTATCGACCCTCGATTGGGTGCCATGTTATGCCTGCCGGATGGCCGGCGGCGCGCTGGAACGCCTGTGCTAGGCTTTGGGCCAAAGCATTGAAGGCAAGATACTGTGGCTTGCTATCCTTTCTCGCGAGCCCTTTTGCGAGATGCCCAAAAGCTTGGCTGTGGGTATCAAGCTCGTCGGCAAGAGACGTTGCTTGCTTGGACGGCTGTCCGTAGAAGAACAGCGGCCATGGCAAGCTGTCGAGCAGGGGCCGCACCTTGCGTGCCGTCGTCGACAGACGCTTCGAAATTTTGTCCAGTGTTTTGCGAACTTCCCCGCGTTGGCTACGGAAGCGCGAGGCACAATGTACGTTCAGGCAATATCGCACGGCTGCGTGAATGTCTTCTTCGAGGCGGCGCAAATCTGCATTGGGCGGCAACTTGATAGCGCGCGCCAACTCGGCTACGCGCAAGGAGTCGAACACGCGCGGCACTTCCTCGTACGCCGCTTCGTAAGGCGCCAAAGACGCGCTCGCCCTCGCGCGCCGCGCAACGGGTTTTGTCGAACGGCTCGCCGCTTTTTTGCGTGCCATCGCACATGCTTATTTTAGCGCGGACAGCGCTACGACATTGTCGGCCGGCGGATTGACGATGCGCTCGACCAACGCCGCCAGTGCCGCAAAGCCGTGGCGCTTCTCGGCAAGATATTCGTGACGATCGTAGGTGCCGCGGACGCCACCCATCACATGACCGAGGCAGCGCTCGGCATGGTCGCTCGGCACGCCGGCGCGCGACATCAGCGAGCGCGCAGTGCGGCGCAGATCGTGCAGCGTCCAGCGTGCCGGCGGTTCGGCCTCGGGATCATGCTTGCGCAGCTCGGCAAGCACCTTGACGTCGAACGCCCGCTTAAACTTGGAAAAGCCGCTGATCGGATGCTTGCCGTCCGTCGTGAATATGAAGCCGCTCTTGCCGAGCGTCGGCACGGCGGCGAGCACGACCTGAGCGGCCGGTGACAGGGGGATCACGAGCTCGCGCCCAGTCTTGTAGCGCTCCTGCGGGATGGTCCATTCGTCCCCGACAACCTCGCCACGCCGCATCAGGGCCGCCTCATTGCGTCGTGTCGCCGTCAACAACAGGAATAGCACCAGATAGCCAAACGCGCTCCGTGAGGCTTCTGCGGCCCGCCACACCGCCTGCAATTCGGCATCGGCCAGGGCGCGCTGCCGCTGCCGCTGGCTCGGCTTGGTGCGAGCCATGCCGCGGACGATCGGCGAACGGAAATCGTCGCTGCGGGAGGCATGCCAGGTCATGACGCGGCGCAGATACGCCAGCACGTGATCGGCCATGGGCGCGCCGGTCTTGTCAGCGATGCGGTCGAGCAGGCGGACGATGTCGGTACGGGTGATGTCGCCAATCTGCCGGGCGCCGAGCCTCGGCAGTACGTGGCGTTGCAAGGCCGCGCGGCGCCCGTTGATGCTGCGCAGCCGCTTGCCCTCACGGGTGAGATATTCCTCGACAATGGCCTTGAGGGTGTCGTTCTCGGCGCGCTCGGCCTGGCGCCGCTCGGCGAGCGGGTCCCGGTTCCTGGCGACGGCGCCGAGGATCGCCTTCGCCTCCTTGCGAGCCGCCGTCAGCGTAAGCCCATTCTTGAGATGCATGCGCCGCGAGCATCCGTTAGCGCGATATTGCACCACGTAGCTCTTGTGACCGTTCGCCGTGACCATCAGGCCGAAGCCGGGCTGTCCCGCATCCCAATAGAACGCGCGGCCCTTCTCTGGCGTGGCAGCTTTGGCGATGCCGGTGGGTGTCAGTTTCAGTTTCATGGCTCAACCCCTCCCGCTGGAATGTTTGCAAATCCATGCACTGACGGACCGAACGGGGACATGGCAAGAAACCACAGAGCTGGTGGGCAAGTTGAACCGCACGTTGCGCGGATGGGCGAACTACT